CAGCTCTGAAGTTTGGTGAAACCTCAAGGTTGTTGCTAAAGTAACCACTTAGTTTATGTAACCAGTTATAAGTAGCAGTATCGCAGAAAAACAACGATGCATTTGCATTATTATAACGTGGGTCTAAGAAATTACTTAAATCATCCAAGAAATCGTCTTGTGTTTTGCTTGCGTGTGTCAAGCTGAACACGTTGCCGAAACTTGAAATGTAATCAACCGCACCTTGTGTGTACCATTCATCTCCAGAATCATACTGAGAACCAAACAGAACACTCTGTTCAATATCCCATTTATGCTCAATCAACTTTTCGCGCCAGACACGAGACCATTCATTTGGTTCATACTTTAGCACGGTAGCACGAGTAGTGTTATCCATTGCCATAGATGTTTTCCAAATTTGGGTTCGCCCGTATGCTGTTGAGAAAGGCTGGTCTTTCCATGTCTCAGGATAACCAGAACCTTGTTCATGAGCAGTTCCAATAACGTAAGAACGTATTGGTTCAAGATGACTACTAATTGAACGGTCATAGACTTCATTAGAACCATTACTGGAACCAGTTTGAAATCCGTCATTAGCAGATGAAGCATTGTAAGCAAAAGATGCGACTTCATTTCCACCGCTATCAAATTTTACAATAGTTCCTTTAACTAGTTTACATTCTGCATTATCATTATCAACACCCATATTACTACTAAGGTCTGAAGTTACTACTGATGTTACTTTGATAACATGATAACCGCTTATAGTAGTTCCCGTAGTTGCGGACATAATAGGTACTTTTACCAACTGCCCCGGCATAAAAAACTCTGGACGAGTTCCCGTGCCACCAACCTGTACATTATCACCAGTTTGACCATAAGTGCTGGATAGATTTCCAGAAGATTTATAGTCAGTCGCCATATATAGACCTACTTCATGCCCGACAGCAGATGCTACAGCAGTAGAATCTGAACGTTCTAGTTCCGAATCATGGGGTTCAACTGTCCCATTATCATCAAAAGCTACAATATAAGCATATCGTTTATGAAATGAAGGTCTCCTTTCTGTGAATTTAAACTCGGGGTCATCTGTTGGTTTCTTCGACAGTTTTGATACCATTCGGAAGAAAGGGTCTGAAGCTATTGCTAGTTCAGAAACTCTTTCTCCAAAGTTATACTTTCGTCTAAGAGCACCAGTGCTTAGGTCGGTTCCTAACCGAGGTTCAGCAGCACCAGAAGCAACATCACCAGTTGACTCGAGTTGAAATAAGTCAGCCATTTTAGCTTCTCCTTATTTTAAGTTAAGGCATATGGCAATAAATTAACCAAATGCCGTTTCTAAATGCTTATCAATACCTAAAATAGAATCAAACAATTGATCTTCTTGTGATGTTTCGACCTCTTGACTGCCAGTAGTTGCTAACGATTGCGGACGCTCATTTACGTTTTTCATCTGCTGAGCCACTTGTGTACTCGCGTCTTTAGCTATATTCGTTTCCCGAGATTCTCTATTCTTAAGATAGTAAATATCATCAAGAGTGAGAGTCTTGTTTTTAGCAAATGTCTTAAAATCTCCCCATTCATCTTCGCTCATTTCAAAGCGTTGACGAAAGTCGGATTCTTGAGATAATCGCTTATTTTCAGTTTTTTGCCTGCCTAATGTATCATTCAACCTTTGCTGGACTACTCCATCAATTGTTGCGTTCAACACTTTAGCAGAGTCAGAACCAGGTTCTGAAACAGCTTCATCTGGGTCAAATACAAAATCTTCTTCTAATTTCAATTGTTCTTTCATATTCTTTGGTGCTTGACCACCACCCTCAAAATAATTTCTCACATGAGAAACCAAATTAGGGTCGTCTTTCATTGCATTAATTATAGGCACATACGGTTCTAATTCGTTCAAACGACCATTCAGACGTTTGCCTTCCTTACTTGAATCCGCATATCTTTGCCTCAAAGTCTCGACTTCGTCTGGACTTTGTTTTTGACCTTCGCCCTTACTGTTCTGAGGCTTGTTATCGCCCGACGTAGATGATACAGAAGTGTCAGCTTCTTCGAGTATACCTGAGTTTACACTGTTATCCAGTTGAGCAAAAAAGTCATCTGAACCAGCTTGTTCTGCAGTATTACTTTCGAGGACATCAGATTGCTCCAATGTGTTATCTACTTGTGTTTCCATACTCATTGTTCTCCTTTTGTGTTATTTAAATTAATATTGCTGGAACCAAAAAAAAACTACTTTTCTTCAACATTTGGCATGTTGCCTTCTTCTGTTGCTTTTACATCACGAGCAACTTCTTTCATGTCCATTTCTAGTTGCTTTCTAGCTGTATCGTATTCACCTTTCATAAGATGTCTAAGTAGTTTTTGTTGTGCTTGAGTATCAAGTACACTCTTCTTACTCTCAAGACTTCCAGTCTGAATCTTATTCTTAATACCAGCCTGTACTAATTGACGTTCTAATGTTTCAATAGTTCCATCTTTATCTTTTACAGTTTCCTGCATAGAATTAAGTTGTTGTTGTAACTGAGAGTATAATGATTTTCTCTGAAGCAGTTGTTTCTTGTTTCGTATATCTGTTTCAGCAACCATTGCAACATCATCAATTAAGCCAGATTGGAACCACCTGAAGTATTCTTCAAGGAGTGCCCATCTGTTAACTGGCATCGTAGCCCCAGATACAATTCTTACATCAAACTTAGCAGATGAATAATCCATCCATTTACCAACAGCTTGTCCATAATCATTATAAACTGGGATATTAATTCTTATTTCTTTTTCCTGTTCGTCTGGTGTCTGACCAGCTTCAGGCTGTACAATTCTAAATACTTTATCAATCTGGTAAGTAGACTGAGCTACTTCTTTAAAAACACGACCAAGATGCTCAAGAGAAGGTTCTACAGTATTTCCCATCCAAGCTTTAATTCTTCGTGTACCATATTCATCATTAGCCAATAGACCTCTGTATGTTTCTGGTTGTGCCCGTGATATTCCCATCATGGATGAATGGATACCAGCGATATACTCTACATCTTGCTTTCCTTCTTGAGTAACAGTATAGAAAGCATTGTTGATACTAGCAGGTAAGACAGGAGTCGGAGGTTGAAACCCCTGTCTATATTTCAATAAAGCACCGGGTGCAGAAGCATATTGCTCCCATTCACCCTCTGGTACAGAGCCTTCTTCATATAACCATCTCAAGTTAGAGGCAAGGTTGGCATTATGAAGCATTATTTGATGTGCCTTATTTATTTCCTGCTGTTTACCTATTAATGGAGTAACAGCACTCATTGGATATGGAGTGCCTGTATATGTGTAGGGAACGGGAACAATTGGATATTGTTTTTGTGCCAACAAATATTCATACAAAAAGGTATCGTCGCCAACACTACACACAACTTTTATTCTATCTTCGTGAAAATCAATCGCCTCAACAATATTAGTAGCAACAGATTCATTCTTTATTAAAATATTATACTCTTTCTTTGTAATAACCTTCTGTTCAATCCTTGTTGCTTTATCCTGAGCCATTGACATGAGTTCAGCCCTCTTCTCTTGGACTGCTTGCTCTGACATTTTTTGAGCACGTTCAAGCTCAAGCCTAGCTCTTTCTTCTATAATCTCACCAGCCTGTAACGATTCTTGTATTTGTTTTTGTTTCTCAGCTAACTGCACTTCTGTTTCTTTTTGAAACTCTTCAAGCTGTACAGAGACAAGTCTTCTGATTTCTTCAAGTTCTTCTTCTGTTGGAGGAATCTTTACAAATACATTTACATAAGGAATCTTTACTTTCTGGTAACATTCATAGTATGAAACAATATCATCATCTTCACCTTCTATTGTCAATCCCATTGTAATATCTTCAGCTTGTATACTTTGAGATACTACAGTATCCCTTTGAGAATAACTTACAGTCTCAGACTCACCAGCAGCATCTTTAATCTTAGTCTTGAACTTGGGAAACAAATGCATTAACTGTGTTCTAGAGAGATTCTTTCTTACTATAATAAAGTTAGCATCCCTGAACATGAAGTCCCTGCTCATTGGGTCTACAAAAACATCATAAGGGTCTATTCTTTTAAATACTACTTCTCCCTTTCCTCTATCAGCATCTTTATCAACATCAACAAGAAAGTATCCAATACCCTTAGTCAAACTATCAAGTATGACTTGACCGTATAAAGATTTACCATTCGAGTTATACCAAGCATAGTCAGCAATATCAGAATGTACTTGTGCAACATCTGTATCGCTCCCCTCTACTCCAACTGCTTTCCATCTAGGATTATTAGCAGTAACAAAGTATTTCATTGTTTCAATAATTGGAGTAACTCTATTGATAGTGAAAGTAGGCATCCCAGCTTCAGTAAGAGCATCTTCC